CGTTCAATCAGACCGTAAACGTGAACGGCGGAGCATCTGCCGGAGACGTCAAGTCGGCGGTCTCCAAGGCGAACGAAGGACTGGAAGCAAGGGTCCGGAAGGTTGTTGCAGAGATGTTCCAGGAACGGGAGCGGACAGCCTATGCCTAGCACGTACACAACGTCCCAGGGAGAGACTTGGGATTCGATAGCAAAGCGCGTTCTGGGCAGTGAGGTGCGCCTCCATCTGCTTCTGGACGCAAACCCCGAACACAGGGGGGTACTGATTTTTTTCGCCGGCACCGTCCTGCGGATTCCCGACGTGCCGTCCATGGCCACGAAAACCGTAACACCTCCGTGGAAGCAATATGAAGTCTAGGGCTGCAAAGATCCAGATCGCATACCAGGGCGCCGACATCAGCAAAGACATTGCGCCGTTTGTTCGAGGTTTTTCCTACACCGACAACGCACACGGCCAAGCTGACGACCTGCGTATTGACATGGACGATCGCGACCACCTCTGGAAGGGAGACTGGCTTCCCCAAAAGGGCGACACCATTGTCGCCTCTATCGTGTGCCTTGAAGAGTGGAACGGACCAGGGTCCCCCTCTGTGTCCATCCCTTGCGGCACATTTGAAGTCGACGAAGTAGAGCTTGCCGTTGGGGACCAGGGCGACACGGTTGCCCTGAAGGCGGTGAGCTCGCTGACGCAAAACTCCATCCGAAAAGAGAGCAAAAGCCGCGGATGGGAAAATGTCAGCCTTCGCCAGGTATTTAGCGACATAGCCTCCCCCGCAGGGTTCCAGCTCTCCTGGCAGGCCGATGACGTTCAGCTCCTCCGCCTTGACCAGCACGCGGAGACGGACCTGGCTTTCATGAAGCGAGTTGTCGACGAGTACGGCCTGAACCTCAAGATCAACGACGCGACGGTCATTGTTTTTGCTGGCGAAAAGTACGACGCCCACCCGGTTTCACTCTCCGTTACCCGGGGCCAGTCCGACTTGCGAAGCGCGTCCCTGAAAACCAAGACGATCGAGATCTACAAGGCCTGCGAGGTCTCATTTCACGACCCCAAAGACAAAGAGCTCAAGACGTTCACGTATTCGCCTCCGGATCCTCCGGCCGGATCCGGGCGCATCCTGCGGGTCAATCAGATAGCCGACGACATCGCCATGGCGGAACGGAAGGCCAAGGCTGCTCTGCGAAAAAAGAACCAGCGCGAAGTCGAGGGTGATCTGACGCTCATGGGGGAGCCGAGGCTGTTGGCCGGAATGAACATAGCCCTCGGAGGCTTTCGGCTTTTTGACGGCACATATGCGGTCGAGCAGGCGAAGCATAGTTTCACGCGCACTGGAGGATACTCCACATCGGTGAAGATAAGGAAGGTTTTGAAATGGTGAATGAAATACTGAGACGTCTCGAAATGCTGGAATCCGTGGTTGGGCGGCTGCTGCGCGTTGGTGTTGTGACATCGGTCTACCCAGAGCGCGGCACAGTTAGAGTCCAACTCCCGGACGTGCACCATGGCGAAACATCCTTGGTGACAAGAGAGCTGCCGGTTCGATTCGACAAGACCTGCAAGGACAAGCAGTACCACATGCCCGACATCGGAGAGCACGTGATGTGCCTCTTTTTGCCGACCGGGCAAGAGCAAGGCTGTGTGCTGGGTGCGATATACTCTCAGGCCGACGCGGTTCCTGTCGCAGATCCTGACAAGCGTCACTTCCGCTTCGATGACGGTTCGTGGTTCGAGTATGACCGCAAGCAACATCTTTTGTCCGGGCACGTCGTGAACGGATGCGCGGAACTGACCATCGACAAGGACCTGACAGCCGATATCGGCGGGACGGCCGTGGCGAGAGTGGAAGAGGATCTCTCTGTGGATGTCGGTGGGAATACCATCATCACTGCCGGCGGAGATCTGACAGCCGAATCGCAAGGCGTGGCCACACTGAAGTCTGCCAGTACGGTGCGGGTCGAAGCGCCGCAGATAGTCCGGACGGGCAACATAACCTCCTCGGGAGCCGGCGGCGCAGTCTCCACCGAGGTCAAGACGGCAAACGTCGACCATACCGGAGACGTAGAGCAGCAAGGGAATTACCGGATACACGGAACCCTGCACGTTACTGACCTGGTTGTTGACAATCCGATCAACGGCGTTCTCGCCGGAGGTGCGTGATGCAGGTCGGCAGCTTTGGCCCTCTCGTTTTTCGTTCGAGTGCATCTGATGTGTTTACCCCTGTCGACCTGCGCCGCCGCCGAGTGGCTCAGTTCGCCGAACATCCGGTCGTCGACGGCCTTGCAAGGCTTCAACACCTGGGCACGTCGCTGGCTGAGGTGAGCTTCAAGGTTCAACTGGACCACACGTTCACCGATGTCGAGGCGAAACTGATCGAGATCGACGCACTGCTTGAGTCCGGCGAGCATCACGCCCTTGTTATTGCTGGTCGCCGCTTGGGTCGCTTCGTGCTGACGGAATCGAACGAGGTGGCCAAGAAAATGTCGGCGTCCAAGGTTCTTTGGGCCGAAGTCGAGCTCAAGCTCAAGGAGTACAACTGATGGAGTTTATCCTGGACACAACGCTTCCAGCGGAAGTCGTTATTGGCGCGACCGGGGTGACCGAGATCCTGCAGAATGTCCGCACGATCGTCTCGACAATCAAGGGCTCTGTCCCGCTGGACAGAGACTTCGGGGTCTCGGCGTCGTTTCTTGACAGCCCGACGCCCGAAGCGATGGCCGCGTTCACCGGGGAAGCCATAGACGAAATAGAGAAGCAGGAGCCCAGGTGCTCCGTTGTGTCCGTCGACTTCAAGCCTTTGGCCGAAGCCGCGATGGACGGACGCCTGTTCCCGGTAATCCGAATCGCTATCGAGGGTAGATATGAGTAGCCTGAAGACAATTTTGCGTGACACTCAATTTTGCGAAACCGATGCGTCGGCAATTGAAACTGAGATCATCACTACATACGAACGAATCGCGGAATCCAAACTGTACCCGGGCGACCCTGTTCGGCTGTTTCTGGAAGGATTGGCGTACATCGTGGCTCAGCAGCGTTTCCAGATCGACTATGCCGCCAAGCAGAATCTGGTCTATTACGCCGATGGGGACAACCTTGACCACTTGGGTGCTCTGACAGACACGCGGCGGCTGAAGGCGTCCCCTGCGCTGGTCACTCTCCAGTTTTCACTTTCGGAGCCCTTAGCTCACGATGTCGTCATCCCGGCCGGAACACGCGCCACACCCGACGGCAAGCTGTTTTTTGCCACAACCGAAGTCGTATCCGTGCCAGCTGGCGAAACATCTTCATCTGTTGAGGCGGCCTGTCTGACCGCTGGCGCAGCGGGGAATGGGTTTCTGCCTGGCCAGATAAACAGATTCGTTGACACCGTGCAGAACGTGTCCTCCGTTGCTAACACGACGCCATCGGCAGGCGGGAGCGATCTGGAGTCCGACGACAACTATCGAGAGCGGATCCACATTTCTCCCGAGAAGTATTCCGTGGCCGGCCCTGATGGGGCCTACCAGTATTGGGCCAAATCGGCCCACCAGGACATCGAGGACGTATCTGTGTCCAGTCCCGCCCCGGGAGAAGTTGACGTCTGCGTGCTGCTCAAAGGGGGCCAGATCCCGCCTGAAGAGATACTCAATCAGGTAAGAGCCACACTCGATGCGGAGTCCGTTATTCCGCTGACCGATCTCTGTAAGGTCGTGCCTCCCACGCCCAGAGACTACTCCATCTCCGCCGTGTACTTCATCCACCAGGACCAGGCAGCGCTCGCCGGACAGATTCAGGACTCCGTCAACCGTGCCGTGGACAACTTTGTAGACTGGCAGCGCTCGAAGCTCGGGCGCGACATCAACCCCTCTCAGCTCACCCACTTGATTCAGTCCGCCGGAGCCAAACGGGTGGAAGTCCTGGAGCCGGCCTTTGTCAGCCTGACCCCGCTGGAGGTCGCCAACAATGTAAACATCGAGGTGCAGTATGGCGGGCTTGAAAGCGACTAACCTTCACTTCTCGGAGATTCTGCCGAGCAGTATTTCCGATGACGAAAAACTTTCCGCAGCGTCCGAGTCACTGAATGGACACCTTGTCAGGCTGGCCAGCGACACCGACCTGGCACGTATTTACTCCCGCATTCCGGAGTTGCCCGAGGCTGCTCTCGACCTGCTTGCCTGGCAGCTTCACGTGGACTTCTGGCTGCCCACCCTGCCTATCGAGTCAAAGCGAAGCCTGGTCGAAGGATCCATTGCTTGGCATCGGAAGAAAGGCACGGCCTGGGCCGTGAAGCAGGTCCTCTCCGACTTGGGCGTCGACGCTGAAATCATCCAGTGGCACCAACCGGGCGGAGAAGGCTTGGACCGGTTCACGTTTGCCGTCCGGGGGATGATTCGTCGTCCGCTGTTGCCCACCGAAATGTGGGGACCGGAAACCATCACGGAAGTGGAGAGAGCTATTTCCGTAGCGAAGAACACCCGCTCCTGGCTCGGTTGGCTGACCTTGGCCCTCGAGATGGATGTCCCTGTGAAGGCTCCCGGACACGACCTGACGCAAGCCGCTCGCAAGGCGTGCGTTGCGCCGCTTTCTTTTGGCCCCCTCTTTGACCGGGGAGCCGCTGAGGCTCTTGACGAATCAGGCATCGACCAAGCCCCCGTTGCACGAGACGAAACATCGGCAGCGTGGACCATGGGTCGCCCCTGGTCCCTCGATATGTTCTACGAGGAGGGATCTGCAGGCTGGCTTGACCAGATGATTCCCGGAGTGGAAGGAGCCGCGCTTCCTCCGGCAGATTGTGTTCCCGTGTCCATCTTGCCGGCGTCAGTCCCTCTTTCGATCGCAGCCGCTGCAGCCGAATCTTCGCGCAAGAGCCATCGATTTTTTATTGGCATCAGTCCCGACGTCAAAAACAACTCAACCAGTACAGCGCCGGCGTATTTCGGGGCGGACGAAGTCTTTCTGGACGAAGCTCCCGGAATGGATGATGTCGCCTTGGATTTATGCCCGCTGGACGCACTTATGGAGGTAGCACATGCCTGAGATCACGTGGAAGCGGGCTGAAATTCAGACCCGGCTGTACGACAAGATAGGTCAGTCGCTGACCGGAGTCGGACCCTGTCCGCGGGTGGTGTCTTTCGCCGCCGGCTACGGGCACATCGACGAAACAACCAATCCGCCAACCCTGGAATCCCTGCCCTTGAGCGCGAGCGAGGTTCCCGGATTCATTACGTCCGGGACACCTGAAGCCTCGATGTCCGACGGGCGTGCGCTTTTCGTCTGCGCCATCCCCGAGGATGCAGTCTCTGCGCCGCAGAAGTGCAACATTATCGGTCTGTACGATCAGGACGACGAACTTGTGGCCCTGGCGTCGTTTCTTCCCGAATGGCTGGCCCCGGGCAAGCGATACGAGAACTTCGTCTACATCACCTTCCCAGCCCCCGAGGAGGAAAGCTAATGCTCTCGAGTTTTGTGAAGTACAAAGAGCGCTACGCTTCGTTTGCGCTCAACAGGAAAATGGCTGGCGTGTTGACCCCGGGTGTGTACCAAGGGTTCGAGATCCTGCCGGCGGAGGGGCTGAACGTGCTTATCTCCGCATCTCACGACGACTACCCGGCCTCCGTGGCCGTAATCGAGCGCGAGGGATATTCCGTCACCCTGCGGATGGATGCCAGCGAAACCCTCCCCGTCGCAGGCCCCGGAACCTGGCATCCGGTTCTGGAGTCCTACTACACGCCGGGACAGGAAACATACCAACAGCTGAAGATCGTAGCCACACCTGAGCCGCACCATGTGGTTCTCGGGACCATCACGGTCCCTGACGGCGCCGCTGCAGTGACGGAAGACATGATCACCGACGAAGGCCGGATGATCGGCTCTCAGGATCTGCTTGTGATGCAGTTCACCTCAGCCCTGATTGCCAATGAAACCGAACTGCTCGGATACAAACAGCGGCTGTCCAACATCGAAAACTGGGCGCGGACCGCAGGATACGACCCCGCCAACCTTTATACCGGAGAAGGAGAATAAGATGGCATCCATGAATGAACGAGTGCAAGAGCTCATCAACTCTGTACAGACCTTTAACAACCAGGCGTCGCTGCTGTTGGCGGCCGTGGGACAGGGGCAGCTGGATCCCGAGAAGATCCAGGAGCAGATCCAGACAGCCACCCAGTCGGCGATCGACGCCGTACTGGCCCAGCTCGACGGATATGACGCAACCACCATTCTGCAGCGACAGGATATGTTGAAGCTGGCGCAGGACATCCGCAACGTGACCGACGACGAGAAGTTTTTCTTCGAGTTCTTCCGCCGCCCGTTCTCGTTTGCCGACCAGATCGAAGTCGGCAGCGTTGTCACTGTGGCGGGCGACGAATCCGTGGACTGCGCAGACACCTCCCTGCTGGAGGTCGGGCAGGAATACGTTATCTGCTCGGGAGACCTCCGCGAGACCGTGACTGTCGAGGCCGTATTGACCTCCACCCGGTTCCGCGCCACGTCCGAGGTGTCCGCATCATACTCCGGAGCCACGCTGAAAAGGACATCCGCCCAACTCGACGGACAGTCTACCCGCTTTGCTCCCGGAGACATCTACTACGGCGGCAAGTTTGCGCTTGGCCTGGCCGATGTGGACAAGGCTATCCTCATTCGCCGCGGGGCTGTCGGAGAGCTGTCGGTCTACTTCCAGGACGCAACCCACGAATCTTGGACGCTGGCTCCCTGGGAATGGGTGCGGACCAATGAGGACGGTACACAGGATGTCGAATACCGACTTCCAGCTCGCGGTGATTTTGATATCAAGATCGTGAACGAGTCCGACGTTGAAGTCGTGACTCAGTATATCGTTGGCGTGCACCAGGACACCGGCCTGCTGGGCGACCACCATCCGCCCGTCAAGCCCACCAACGTCTCTCCGGCCGCCGGGGCCATCGACCTGCAGGAAACCCCGACGCTGACCGGCTCTGTTTACAGTCACCCGCTCGGAACGTCGCAAGGCGCTCTGCAGGTTCGCGTCTACAGCGACGCGGACAGCTATGCGGAAGCGATCTACGACTCTGGCGAGCAGCCCGCCGGGTCCAGCTTCAAGCTCCCCGCGGGAATCCTTTCCGTAGGCGGCACGTTCAAGTGGGAGATTCGCTACAAAGACAGTCAGGGCGCATGGTCCCCCTGGTCGGATATGACCGCGTTCGATACTGCGGCTTCGTTTGTCTACATCGAGACGCCGACCCTCACCAACCCTGGCAACGGCGCAACGGACATTCCTGAGCAGCCGACCCTGACCAGCTCCCCGTTCACTGTGTCCGGCGGCTCTGACAACCACGTCGGATCCAGGTGGATGATCCGTGAAGCCGGAGGCTCCTACGACACCCCCGTTTACGACTCCGGCAGCTCGCTCGACTTGGAGTCTCACGTGGTTCCCGCCGGCAACCTGCAGGACGGTGAAGTCACATACTACGCCAAGGTCCAGCACGAAGGTGAAACGCTTGGCGCTTCAGAGTGGTCCTCGGAGATCAGCTTTACCACCAAGGACCTGTTTGCGGTGATCGTCGGCATTGCCCAGGTGGCTTCCGGCGGCGGCGCAGGAACGTGGCAGCGCGTCGACGAAGACGGAAACAACAAGACTACCGACACCGCATACTTCAACAACCATCCGACCTACGCAGGGATTCAGGACGCCACCATCGACGGGCAGGCCATGGTCCAGATTCCCAAGTTCTACTACAAGGTCGCGCAGGCCCCCGCCGGCAGCGACCAAGCTGGCAAGAAGTGCTGGTGGATCTCCGATCAGCCCGCCGCAGGCTTTGAGCTGCACCCCGCATTCATGGACGGCGGAGTAGAGATCGACCGCTTTTACGTGGGTAAATACGAAGGCACCGATGACGCGGGAACCAAGGTCGGCTCCGCTGCCGGCGTTTCCCCTCTTGTGTCTGTCGACTTCACGACCATGCACTCCCGTTGCGCCGCCAGGAATACCGACGGAGTTGAGGGGTTCCACATGTGGAACATCCACGAACTCAGCGCCATTCAGATGTTGGCGCTGATCGAGCTCGGCACGCCCGATGCCCAGTCGGCCATTTCCGCCGGCAACACGAACAGCTCTTCAGCGGTTAACACCGGCGCGTCCGGAGCAGTTTGGCGCGGGATCCACGAGCTGTGGGGGAACGTATGGGGCGCGGTTGACGGCTTTAAGACCGACACCAGCAACCGCTTGGAAGTCTTCGACCGCCTTGGCAACGAAACCTACATCAACACCGGGACGGTCATCACGACCAGCGGGTGGACCACGTCCATGCTCGAAGCCTCTGGCGCAGATTGGGACTTTGCCAGCATGTTCGCTGCGGCCAATGTGGACAGCACTGAAGGCAACGGCACTTTTGCCGATTACTGGCAGTCGAACTCCGCCGGCAGTGAATATGTCTGCTACCACGGCGGCAGCTGGGGCAGCGGCTCGCCCGCGGGCTTGTTCTCCTTGCTCTTGCACGCCGTCGCTTCGACCTCGTACGCGGACCGCGGCTGCCGCCTCGCCAAACGGTAAACTGAAACCTGCAACCTGAAACACTGAAGGTCCCCGCGAGAGCGGGGGCCATAAAGGAGATACACTATGAGTCTCGGACAGACTATTTCGTGGGGCCCTGTGGAAGATCTGAATCTGGACGCATTCAACTACAGCGTGCCCGAGGCGGACCATCGCCAACGCGTCAGGGTTTATTCCGTCCCCACTGACGTCGACGCCGGCGGCTACTTCGTCGCCGTGTCTGCGCCCTGGGACCCAGTCGTGGTCCCCCCCAGCAGGGTGAAGGACACCGCGCTGCTGGTTGAGTACGACCTTGACCCCGACGGAACCTTCCAGGTCAAGACCATGCTGCCGCAGATCAAGCGGGCAATGCAGGTGCCCTATTGAGCCTGATGGACGGACTGAAGATCCTGGCCAAGATGGAGGAGCTTGACGCATACGCCCACAAGGCCATGCTTCAGTTTCCGAAATATGAACGCCATGTGCTGTGCGCGGCCATTCGCGAGACTTCCGCGGGGATTATCCGTTTGGTCGTGCGCTGCGCAAAGCGCTACCACAAAAAGACCTCGCTTCAGGATTTGGACATTGAAGTCGAATACCTGAGAACTCTTGTGAGGAAGGCTCATGCGCTGGGCTACATCAACGTCCATCGCTATGAAGTGTGGTCTCGCCATATTGACGAAGTGGGGCGCATGGTCGGGGGCTGGATCAAGCATGTAAAATCTTAGGGCAGGCACCTGTTACGGCGGCAACTGGAGCAACGGCTCGAACGCGGGCTTGTTCAACTTGAACTTGAACAACGTCGCTTCGAACTCGAACACGAACATCGGCTGCCGCCTCGCAACCGGGCTCAAGCCAGAAGGGTGCGCTTTACGGAGCACACTCCAGCGCTTTTCGTTTGGGGCGCCTGTCCTCCCTACCCAACAGGGAAAGATACATAAGCCGAGGCGGCGAGTAAGCCCCGGAAAGGGGCCCAAAGTGGCCTCGGCCTTTTTTTGACCAGAGGAGAATACTGGTGCCGAAAACACATGGCGACCTTTGGAAACAGATCATCTCATTCGACACGCTCTGCGGAGCCTTTAACCAGGCCCGCCTCGGAAAACGCTACACGCCTGAAGCACTACGGTTCGCCAGCCGACTTGAAGAAAATCTGATCAATATCCAGAACCACCTGATTTGGAAGACATGGTCTCCGGGTAAATGGAGGGAGTTCTGGGTTTACGACCCGAAGTGGAGACAGATTCAGGCGCCGCCCTTCTACGATCGCGTTGTCCACCATGCGCTTGTGAGCGTTGTTGAGCCTCTTTTTGAGCGCAAGTTTATTCACGACTCGTATGCCTGTCGGCGCGGTAAGGGCACTCACGCCGCCGTGTACCGCCTTCAGTCTTTCTTGCGACGCACGCGGCGGCACTGGCCGCGGGTTTACGTCGTCAAGGCCGACATCTCGAAATACTTTCCATCCATAAATCACTCCAGACTGGAGCAACAGCTCGGCAGAACCCTGCGCGACCAGGACGCCTTATGGCTGTGTAGCAAAATCATACGCGAAAACGGATATGAAAGGCGGGGCATTCCTGTGGGCGCCCTTACTTCGCAGCTTTTTGCCAACATTTACCTGAACGAGCTGGACCACTTCGTGAAGGATGAACTTGGAGTAAAGCACTATGTCCGGTACATGGATGACTTTGTTTTTCTTGGCCCGGACAAGGCCCGCTTGCGGCGGCTACTTTCCGTCATCGAGGAAAAGCTCGTCATGGATTTGCGGCTTGCCTTGAACCCAAAGACCTGCATTTTCCCCGCATCAAGAGGTGTGGACTTTGCCGGGTATCGCACTTGGGCCACCCACATAAAGCCTCGAAAAAAGAACGTCACAAGAATGCGCAAGCGGCTCACGCGCATGGCTGATCTTTACGCCCAGGGCCGCGCATCCCTTGAGGATGTCCGCGCAAGGGTGATGTCGTTTATTGGATACATGAAACACTGCTCTGGCCACGTGACGACCCAAAGAGTTCTTCAGGAGATCGTTTTGACCAGGGAGAACAAGGCGCAGGAACAAGAGCCTGCGCCAAGGAGGTGGAAGTTATGAACAGTCCTCTTGCATGGCTTGGCGGGAAGTCTCGTCTAGCCAAGAAAATCGTCCCGATGTTGCCTCCTCATGAACACTATGGAGAGCCGTTTGCCGGGGCCGGGTGGATATTCTTCCGCAAGGCCCCGTCTCGAGTCGAGTCTTTGAATGACATCAACTCGGATCTGGTGTCCTTTTATAGGGTGCTCCAGAACCACCTGGAAGAGTTTTGCCGGCAATTCCGTTGGCTGCTCTCTTCAAGGGAAATCTTTGAAGACTTCAACCGCCAGAGAGATGCCGGCGGGCTGACGGACATCCAAAGAGCTGCTCGGTTCTACTATGTTCAGCGGCAGGCTTTTGGGGGAAAGGTTTATGGCCAGTCGTTCGGGGTGGACCGGTCCAGTCCCCCGCGGATCAATCTCCTGCGCATCGAGGAGGAGCTGTCCGCAGTTCATCTCAGGCTTACCGGCGTCACTCTGGAAAACCTACCCTGGCACCGGTATCTCGAAAAATATGACGGGAAAGAGACGCTCTTCTACCTCGATCCTCCATACTATGGCTGTGAGTCCGATTACGGGAAAGATATATTCACCAGGGGCGACTTTGACAGGCTTGCGGAGCGCCTTGCGAAGATCCAGGGCAAGTTCCTCCTCAGCCTGAACGACACCCCGGAGGTGAGAGATATCTTCGGAGGCTTTTTCGTTGAAGGAACCACTACCAGATACACGGTTAACGGAGCCAATCCGCGCACAGTTGGCGAGGTTCTAGTGATGAACTACAAGCCTTCTGCCGGACTACTGGATCTGATTGAGAACAAGAGCTAAACACAGGCCCAAAAGACTCCCCAGCACCAACGGGAGTCCTCGCTCTTGCCAAATATCAAGAACCCAAGCCCTTGGCCCTGCGAGGCCCCTGATACTCATTCGTCTTCCTGCCCGAAGACGTGCCAACCTTCCTGGCCGGTCCCGCTTCTTCTGAGGCGGGGCCGCGCCGGGATTTTATCGCCTCGAGCATGGCCTGATGAACAAGCTCCTCCGGAGCGTTGGCTCTTTCGAACTCCCTTCGCACATCTTCCAGCTCTCGACCAAGCTCAGACTTGCCCGCCTCCTCGCCCTGAGATGGCCCCTGAGCGTCTTCTTTGTCTTTTCCGGGGAACACCCCGGCAAAGGCGGGCGAAATGCTCCCTGTCTCAAGTGAGGCAGTTTCTTTTGCCCACCTGCGCTGGGCAACCTCAGACAGAGGCCCGCCCTGTGAAAAAATATCTCCATCCACAGTAGGCTGCCCGATTTGCGCGAGAGCAAAGTTGGCGTTCAAGCCATAGCGGACTACCCACCGGGCCAAAGCCAGCGCCGGGGGCTGAAGACGTGCGCCAAGACAGGCGTCGAGACAGGCACGATTCATTCCACCTACTTTCGCGACTTCGTCCAGGTCGGCCTCAACCTCTCCTTCGAAAAAATCCCTCAGCGCATCCGCAGTGGCCACGAGATCCGAGTTGAACTCGGCGTCGGCTGGGTCGAAATAAGCATCCGGCCCCCTTGGCGCATACATTTCGCCTTCACCTGTCAGCAGCCAGCCAGGGTCAACGCCAAAATTTAGTGAAAAAGCCGCGACGGTTTGCACGTTCGGCAGGGCAGCCCCCTCCAGATAGTTCCGGAGAGTCTGGGGCTTCTTGATACCGGCCTTTGCGGCCATATCCTTGAGGGAGAGCCCTTGCTCATCTTTGATTGCGCAAAGCCGTTGCGCGAACTGTTCCTTGTTAAAAAAAGACATCGACTCCGTTTCCTAGTTGACAGCAACTAACTTTTGGTCTACCAGTTAAGGCAACACATTTTTATAAACCTTTAACACAAGGAAATATCGTTATGAAAACAAATCTTCCGCGTCAAGGCCGTATCGTCGGTTGGCTGAAGATGCAGGGCGCAACCCTGGGAGATTTGGCAGACCATCTGGGCGTGTCCGTTGGCCACACCAGCAAGATCTGCAACTCCGAAACGGCCCCCACGTCCATCCGGGAAAAGATGGAGTCTTACAGGGCTCCCACTGGCGAGCGTATCCCAGTCGAGCTGCTGCCCGTCGGCAAAGACAGAAAGCGCGGGCCCGAGAAAGGCTGGCTTGACAGACTGAAGGCGCAGGCCGCGGCCGGCCAATCCATGAGCGCATAGTTTTCTCATGATTCGCTGATGCAATCTTTTTTCGAAACCTTCCACGATAAAAACGGAGAAAAATGACCATGTCGATAGACCCGTCCACCCATCGGAGCCTTGTAGACCTCTTGTACGAGGTCGCCCACCGCGCTCCATCTGGAAAATCATTCACGCAGATCGCGGAGCTCATGAACAAGCCGTACTCGACTCTGGCCAGCGAGCTGAACGCCGGGATCGACACCCACAAGTTCGGGGCCGGGGATCTTCTTTTGCTTATGGAGCTTGCCGAGAGCGACGCCCCTGTCGACTTTCTGGCGCAAAAGCGTGGCGGCGTTTTTGTGAAGATGCCTCGCATCAAGGCCAAAGGGCCCATCGACCAGGCGTCCATTAAGGCTGTTAAGGAGTTTGGCGAACTCATGGCCGCGTATGGCCAGGCGCTTGAAGACGGAAAGCTCAAAAGCCACGAGCGCAAGGAAGTCCTCAAGGAAGGCTATGAAGCCATCGAAGCCGTGATGGCCCTGTTGCGCCACGTAGAAGATATGGAGATCTCGGAATGAGCTCGGCATGGATCCAGACACAGAGCGGCCAACAGTTCTTTCCTTTTGATCCCTTTCGCAACGAATACAGGATCGAGGACATAGCTCATGCGCTTGGGAATATATGTCGGTTCGCCGGGCACACCAAAGAGTTCTACAGTGTTGCCCAGCATTGCGTCTTGGTCTCGGAAAACGTCCTGCCGGAGTTCTCCAAGTGGGGGCTTCTCCATGATGCGGCCGAAGCGTACTTCGGGGACCTTCCGAGCCCAATCAAGTCCATCATGCCGGAATACCACGCCGTAGAACATCAAACGGCAGCGCTTATTGCTGACGCGTTCGACATAACGCTCGACCCCGAGATGGAACTGGCAGTCAAGATGGTAGACAGGCTCGTTTTTTGGGGAGAGGTCGCGCAGCTGATGCAGCCTATTCACCCCGACCTCCGCCACCAGATGAAAGAGGTCGGCATCGGCGACCAGGGCCCGGACATCAAAATCACCCCCTTGCCCCCCGCCCAGGCCTCAGCGCTTTTCCTGAATCGGTTTCAGGAGCTCTGGCTCGACAAGAACAAGGAGAGCCGCGATGAAGACGCTCTTGGCTTTATGGAAAACCAGAACCGAACTTGAACGGCTTTCTTGCCAGCCCGAGCTCCTGCCGAGCGAAAAGGCCGCGCTTCGCGGCGCGAGAGGGACTTTGAAGTTTATCGCCGAACGGCTGGAAGAAAGGGAAGCCAGGGACAATGAACCAGACTGGAGAGAAGCCCAACTGCCGAACGGAGATCGAGAAGAACTTGCGAGGTGACCATGTCGGCTACTTACGTGACCCTAGGCGCCCTGACCCTGTTTGCAGTGGGGCTGGCGGCAATTCGACTGATGAAAAGGCTCAAGGCCAAAAGACGCGAGACAGGGCTGTCTTTGGACTTTGAGAAGATGAAAGCAAACGAGCGAATATAGGAGCAAAAACGTGAATACCAATGTTTCCGAAGCAATCAAGCTGGCCCTTGCTGAATTGGAGAAAGCCGAAGAAAAGCACCCCAACTGGCCATCCGATCCGATTCACGCGGCGGCAATAGTGGCCGAAGAGGCTGGAGAGCTGATCCAAGCGTCACTGGACACCACCTATTCCGGCGGAAGCCAAGACAGGATGCGCGCCGAGGCATCTCAGGTGGCTGCTATGGGGCTTCGATTCCTTGCAAACCTCTCTACCCCAGGCCTTCGCGAACCTCACGTTGTCGGAGTTTCGTTCGACGGCGCAGGAACGTGGCAGCGCGTCGACGAAGACGGAAACAACAAGACCACCGAAACCGCATACTTCAACAACCATCCGACCTACGCAGAGATTCAGGACACCACCATTGACGAGCAGGACATGGTCCAGATCCCCAAGTTCTACTACAAGGTCGAGCAGGCCCCCGCCGGCAGCGACCAGGCTGGCAAGAAGTGCTGGTGGATCTCCGATCAGCCCGCCGCAGGCTTTGAGCTGCATCCCGCATTCATGGACGGCGGAGTAGAGATCGACCGCTTTTACGTGGGCAAATACGAAGGCACCGATGACGCGGGAACCAAGGTCGGCTCCGCTGCCGGCGTTTCCCCCTTGGGCGGGCTTGATTTTTGCGAGACGAAAGAGCGCTGCGAAGCAAGAGGCGCAGGATGGGGGATGTGGGACATCTGGCAGCTTGGTGCCATCCAGATGCTGGCACTGATCGAGCTTGGCACGCCCGACGTCCAGTCTGTCGTCTCGAGAGGAAACGTGAACGGGTCGGGGCTACGGAAGACAGGGAGCACTGGAGCAGTCTGGCGCGGGATCCACGAGCTGTGGGGCAACTCTCTTCACATGGTGGACGGACTCGTTGCCAACCCTGAGAACCGGCTCTTTGTTCGTTCCTCTGAAAACCAGAAAGCATGGTTGGATGTAGGCGCCGAAGCATGCGCAAGATCGGGATGGATAAGCGCATTCGAAAGCAAGGTTCCCGCCGCATTTGTCCCGAGCGAAACAGGGAGCGATGATGAAGTCGTGGGCGACTATTACTGGCCTGCATACAAGGGCGAGGAAAATATCTGCTACCACGGCGGCCACTGGAGCTACGGCTCGTACGCGGGCTTGTTCTACTTGGACTTGCACTACGTCGCTTCGTACTCGAACACGAACCTCGGCTGCCGCCTCGCCAAACGGTAAACTGAGCCCTGCAACCTGCATTCTGAACAGGATCGCGAAAGCGAGCCTATTAGGAGGTTAAGAAAATGAAACATGAAGCCGCCTCTTCGACAGTCGAGATAGTCAAGAACACCATCAAGGAGCTGTTTTCCGATGCTGCCGACCTGGCTCGTCTCGGGCACAAGGAGCTGCTCACGGGACGCGAGGTTGAACTGATCTACAGCTACCCGTCGTCAACCCAAGAAAAGGATCGGTGCGCAGGCATCGGGCCCTCGTACATCAAGAGGGGGAAGCGAGTCCTGTATCGTCGTCGGGATCTGGATCAGTATTTCGGCGCTTTGAGAGTGAAAACCAGAGACCAGGTGTAATGTCATGACGGAAAGCCGCATCAATACAATCAACGGCCTGCCTCTGGACGTCGGGGCACAGGTGGCTATACCTCTCCGTCACTTCCTCGTTGGTGTGCCCCATCAGCTTGGCTATCCAATAGAGCGGGACGCCAGAGATGGCCAGCCAGCTCCCGAACGTATGACGAAGGGAGTGGAACACAACCCTGTGGCGGGAATCATCCACCCCTTTGTTGAACTCCAGCGCGTCCACGGCGCGTCGGAACATGGCGGACGGCTCCGTACGCACGCCGCCGGTGCGCGAAGGAAAGACGACCTGCCCCGGCGGCGTCGGCTTGCCCATAAACACGCGGCGCAGCTCTCCGGAGATAAAGACAGTCCGGTCCCTTCCAGACTTCGTATCCTGAACCCGGATCGTCCCCGCGGACAGGTTCACCTGTTCGCCCTTCAGGCTGGCGATCTCTCCAAAGCGCATGCCGGTGTAAAGAGCGGCCACACAGACGCACCAGAAAGACTTCTGCGGGTCTCTGCAGCGCCTGTAAACCTCTTCAAGCAAGGCCCTTGCTTCATCCGGAGACAGCCATCTTGCGCGGCGGTTGTCGTAGCGTGGCCACTGGATCCTATCCGTCGGCGCCTTTCCTCTGTAGACACCCCACGCCTCAACCTTGCGGTAGATTCTTCTGATCAGAGAGAGGGCGTGCTCAATGGTTTTCGGGCTTTTGCCCTGCTCCTGCAGGTCAGCCTTGAACGCTTCCAAATCCAGGGGGGATATATCGCTCAGCATTTTTCCGCCGAGGGCATCCTTGAGAAGCGAGTTCCATCTGGACAACGTCTTCTGCGGGCTCTTGGTGTTCGCCAGGCAGTGGTTGTCGTAATAAAGAGCCCACGCCTCCTTCAGCGTCAAGCTGTCCTCTCCGCGCACCTGAGGCTGCTCGCCAAGCCGAACCTGGTTGAGCAGCTCTGTGCGCTTCTGCGCGGCGTAAGCCGCATCGACACCATCGGAGCGCCATCCAATTTTGTGCCGCTCTTTCTTGCCTTTGTTCTTTATTGTGACGTAGTAGCAGACGTCTGGACGGCCTTGAAACCGTCGGGTGGTAGACGCGTAAAAATAGACCCCTGTGAACTTCTTGACCCGCTCCAATTTTTTGCCCCTTTTTTGCCCCCATACAACGTATTTGCCCCCGTTTTGCCCCTTTGTGCGGCAACATGCGGAAGCGTGAGGAAATTCAAAACCTCTTTAATACTGGGGACTAGCGGCGTCAAGCAGGGTGTGGAGGCTTGCGGCAAAGGTGTAGTAATCGGGCTCATAACCCGAAGGTCAGAGGTTCAAATCCTCTCCCCGCTACCAAGAATATCAAGGACTTACGGACATAGTTTCCGTAAGTCCTTTTTCTGTTTTGCCCCCTATTTGCCCCCACGCTGCAACCTGGCTGCGTCCTGCCGCCGGGAAAATCCCTCTTTCACCATAATTTTTTGCCCCCTATTTGCCCCCTGCTCAAGCCTTTTCGAGCTGTGCAGCGTAGGCTTTTGCCCCCTTTTTGCCACCCCTGACGATAGCACACGTCGCCACCTGGGCCTTCGTGCTTTGCCAGCCTGCGATCATCATCGCGGCCGCCGCCAGCGGCCGCATCCACTGAGTGGTCCGCACTCCCTTCTTTCCCCCCGCACCCCCTCCCAAAAGGGAGCTGAGAAAGGTCTAATTGCAGGTCCGCAAATCTGCAGCCGACTTTGGGTCCTCCCAAGGCCACCCGGAATACGGGTGCTCCGAATCTCGATGTTTTCGCGGGGTCGGACATTTAATTATTTTACAACTTTACAATTCTTGCTCCGGCCTGCCGAAGGGCTCCGGCCAATAAAACTCGCGCAAAAGGTGGTCGACTATGGACGTTAAAAAGGAAGTGGAACAGGCGGTCGCTGAAGAGCGAGCAGCCCACAAACCAAACGAGCAGCCAGAAAACGAACCGCCAAAGGACAGCAAGCCGCGGGACAAGAGCTTTTTCGACCAGCTGCGCAAAGACTTCGACGACAACCACATGGGGGACGCCCGCCGGTTTTCGGAAAAGTTCGACGGCAGGCTGGCCTACGACAATATCCAGGGCCGGTGGTTCATCTACGAGAAGACGCATTGGCAACAGGATCGAGGGAAGGTCCACACACACAAGGTGACGGAGATCGCCGACGACTACAAAGCTCAGAGCCACTGGATGGCTCAAAAGATAAACGAGGAAAAGGCCAAGCCTGAGTTTCAGGCCATGGCCAAGGGAGAGCAGAAGGACTTCCTCCGCCCGATGATCGCCAACCAAAAAGCCTACGAGTCCCGGGCAAAGGAACTCAAGGATCCGGCGCGGATTAACAAGGTGCTCTCGTTGGCCAGCGTGGCCACGCCTGGCTACCTGGGCGTGGTCGGCAAAGAATGGAACGAGGATCCCTGCCTATTTGCCTGTGGAAACAGGGTGATCGACCTGAGGACCGGGAAGGCGTTGGAACCAGATCCTAAGTTCTACATCAACCGTGCCTCCACGATTGAGTGGGCTGGACTTCAAGCCGAAAGCCCCCTCTGGGAAAACTTCCTTAGCCAGGTGTTCAACGGAGATGTGGAGCTGATCGACTACATCCAAAAGTGTGTTGGATACTGGATGACAGGACTCATGACCCATCAGGAGTTCTATTGCCTGTGGGGGCCACAAGGTCGCAACGGCAAAGGTGTGTTTTTCCGGACACTCCGGATGGTCATGGGCAGCTATTTCCAGATGATGCCTTCCAAATACCTGCTCGACGAAAAAAGCCTGCAGAACACCGACAAGCCGGACCAGCACCTAGTGGCCCTTGAGCACACCAGGCTGGCCTGCGCATCCGAGGCCCCGAAAAAAGCACGATTCTCGGAAGGCGCAATCAAGCAGCTGTCTGGGGGTGACCCAGTTACCTGCCGCGGCATGTATGCGCTGGATGTGACTGAGTACATCCCGAAGTTCAAAATGCTTTTTGCAACAAACCGCGTGCCAACTGTCAACGGCGACGACAAAGCATTTCAAGAGCGGCTCCGGATTATCAAATTCCCGTGCACATTCAAACACGGGGTAGAAGCGGATCCGGAAGCAAAGGTCTACCCGATGGATCCACAGCTCGAAAAGAAGCTGCACACTATGGACAACCTCCAGGGGATTCTGGCCTGGGCTGTGCGCGGCGCCGTCGAGTTTATTGCATCGGGCACCCTTATGCCGCCCGAGTCCGTTCTCTCAGACACCCGCAGCTTCATGGAAGACAACGACTTCATCGGCGAGTTCATACGCGACTGCCTCGAGGTTCACCCGGACGCGCCAGAAAGCAACACGCCGAAGGAGCAGAAGACTCAGATGAAGCACATCTACGAAGCCTTCCGCAAGTGGTCCATCGAGGAAAAGGCCGTACCTGAAAACAAGGTCTGGTCTATGCGAGCCCTGGGCAGCGACTTCGGGAACCGGACGGACATCCACCGCGTCAGCCCTAAGAACTTGGTTTTCTACAACATAACCATCAAGCCGGAGTGGCGCGAGAAAGAGCAGGCTCAATTCTAGCGCCTACGTCGAAGGTCTCCGCTTTTGTCTATGGAAACGACTAAAGGAGTAAACACATGAAAACAAACATTTTTCCATTCCTTTTTATCCTACCTTACCCCTCTTACCCCTTTTTCTTAGAAAGTAGAGAGAGAGAGAAAGTAAAAAGAGAAATAGATAGGTTTTACATAGGGGGGAGTAACAGTGAAAAAAGGTCTATTCTCTCTAAGTTTGACAGTTTTTTCAATTACTGCGGTTCTTTATACCAAAAGACTGTCTTTTTAAGGGGCCAGTCATTGACTAAGGAACTGAGACAAAGGCGAAGATTTGCCCCCGACTTTGACCTTTCGGCTGCCTGCTTGGCGAAAAGATGCCTGCCGGCAGAAGGGGGTGCGCAATGAGCATGGCACTGGACCGCCTAGGCAGTGAGGAACGAAGGGTAATAGCTGAGAATCTGCTGACAGAAGCAAAGCCGTTCAAGGCTGGAGAGCTGACAGCACACTGCCCTTTCCACTTGGAAGGGACCCCCGGTGGCGCGTTTTTTTATAACCATGAGCGCGACCTGGCATACTGTCACAGCTGCGGGCAGAACTCCGACCTGGTCGGGATATACAACGCGGTCAACGGTCGCGACGTGGACGATTCTGAGGGGTGTCGTGAGTTTCTAAAAACCTATTGCCCGAACTCTGGCGGGACACGCCCTGTCCGACAAGGTGAACGGCCTCGCCGGCCCGAAGGATGGTCCCCTCCTTCAACCGCGTTCCCCCCAGACTTGTGGATTCAAAAGGCGACCGACTTCGTAGGGCATTCGGTTGATCGCTTGCAGGAAAATAAAGAGCAACTTGCAGAGTTAGCCCGGTGTGGGATCAGCCCGAAAGTGGCCAAGCTCTGCAGAATGGGATGGAACGACAAAGACAAGTGGCCACCCGTTACAGCGTGGGGGCTTCCTCACGAGAAGAACGAACGGGGAAAAGAGAAAAAAATATGGCTCCCAGAGGGATTGGTTATCCCGGCGATACGAGATGGCCAAGTGGTCAAGCTGAAGGTGCGCCGCCCCAACCCCAGAACACCCTGGGGCGATGACCGTAAATACTGGGAAGTCAAAGGCGGCGCCAACGGCCTTTTCCATGTTTACGGGCGCCCGACATTCCGGATTTGGGTGCTCGTCGAAACAGAGCGAGACGCTGCAATGGTGTGGGCTCTTTGCCATGACCTGGGCGTCGGGGCGATCGGGGCCGGTGGAGCCGCAAAGCGTCCGTGTGAATTTGTGACCGGAATCCTGCGCAGGGCCAAGGTTATACTCAACGCACTGGACTACGATCCCGCCGGCGCGACGAACACCTATAAGTTTTGGGAGCAGGAGTTCCCGAACAGCGTTCGCTACCCCGCCCCGCCGTCAATGGGAAAAGACGTCGGCGACGCGTACAGGAACGGCCTCGATGTCCGTCAATGGGTATGGGAAGGCCTCCCCGGATTCGTCCAAAGATATCTGCAAAACATGGCCGGCCAACCCGAAACGACGGAGCAGTCGCAGGAGTCAGCCGCCCAAGAGCAGCCTCAAGCGGCAACCCCACGCCCCACACTCGGGCAGGTTTTGCAATGGATGGAGCCCTGGCCTCTTTGGAGGCAGGAGCTTTCCGAGTTTTATTCCGCGATGGCGGAGACAGAGTTTCGAATCTTTCGTCGTCAAGGGGATGACGGGCTTTGGATGGGCATCGAAAGCAATGACTGGGATGCGCTGAGAGAAGACGAGCCGCGCCGGATCCTTTTTGTCACGCTGAGAGAGCGGCTCTTCAACCGCATAGAGCTTGATCCTGATCTTGGCTTGAACTCGCTCGACAACATCATCAACCACTATTTCGGCGACTACTTGGAGGTGCGCTAATGAGCAAGGAGACAATTTGGTTTAAGAACGCTGCACAGATACATCGCTACCTCACGTGCGAGATAGGTGAAGAGTATATCTACGGCGACAGAGAGGTGGCGACAAAGGAGAAAGGGCTGGTTTTCAGCGTTGCCCAGAAAACCGTCTATAACCACATCGACGCGGCGCTGCTGAAGTCCAGGCGCGGTGCAGGCGGCTATGCGAAGCGCACGGTCGACCAATACGCGAAGCGTGAGCTGGGGGACAAGATCGTCTCCGGCAGCAAAGGAGAGCTGCCCGAACCGGACGAAACGGAAGATGAAACCGGCCTCGCCCGTTCGCGTAGAACCATGGCCGACGCGGAAGTAAAAGAGGTTGACGCTCAACTGAAGCGGCTCAAGCTCCAGGAGAAGCTCGGCGAGATTGTCCCCCTATCCCAGGTTGAACGCGAGCTCGGCGAACGGCAGCAGGCATGGAAGCTCTATATGACTTCCTTCATGCGAGACCACAAGTCCGAACTCATCTCCGCATTCGGCGGGGATCTGGACGTGGCGCAAGAGATTATCGCCCTGGTCGACGGAGACACAGAAAAGGCGGAGGCGCTGTCCGGATGGATGTTCGCCCGTTCCCCCGTCCTGCTGGACGCTTTTCGCAAGCGCATCGTTGACGGCCTGAACGCCTTTGCCATGGGTGAATGGTTTACCGACGAAGTTCGGGACGCATGGGAAAAATGGGACGCTGCCCGGAAAGCGAAAGACGTTGAAACGATGGAGATGCTCATCGAGCTCGTTGACGGAGACCCCGACCAGGCGCGTCTCGCACTCGACCGTTTTGAAGTCAAGATGAAAGGGGGTGCGGCATGAGTTACAACACCCCTCCCATAGCTCTATATCCGGGTGAGATTCAGGTATTGCAGTCCCGTCCGTGGAAGTCCACGGCAGACTTTGCGTCCGACGACTTCGTGCTGGTCACCGGCCCGCACGCAGGCCAGACCTATCGGCATGATCTGTACCCCTATGGGCGCTGGATTATGGAGCTGTGGGACATGCCCTCCGTTCGGACCGTCTTCATTGTTGCACCTTCTCAGACTGGGAAGACGACCATAGCCTATGCCTGCCTGTGCTCCGAGATTAGCCGCAACCCTTCGTCTGCCGGCATCGGTATGCCAGACCAGAGCACAATGATTCGGATCTTCGATGAAAAGCTCGGCCCACACTTCAAGCGAAGCAAAGCGCTGAGAGAGCTGCTGTCTGAAGACAGGCAGATAGCCCTCCAGAACGGCAAAATCCTGACGAAGTTCGGAGCCATCTACGGCATGTATGCAGGCTCCGACGCGTCCGCATCGTCGGTGACGCTCCGGCTGCTGGGTGTCGATGAAGAGGATGCGTATCTTGACAAGCAGGCGGCACACAGAATGCTCGAGCGGACCATGTCGTATGAGGACGAAGCGAAGGTGCTTCGCTTTTCCAAAGTCCGCGGCAACGAACGGCAGTCCACGATCTGGCGCGATATGAAGGCAGAGGCTCAGATAATATACCAGCCCCGCGCCAAGTGCCCGAACTGCGGCACCCTCCAGCTCATGGACTTCAAGCGGATCAAGGTCCCGGGCAAGATGCGCGACCCGAAGCAGATCCTGCAGCAGCGTGCGGCATACTACGAGTGCGAAGGCTGCGCCATGCGCTGGAATGACCACCACCGGAACCTTGCCGTGCAGCGCGGGGATCTCTACTCGGAGCATGAAGTGCCCAGCCCGTCAGCTGTGGGCGTAATCATACCGTCCTGGTACAGCCGGACAGTTTCACTGAGTAAAGTGATGTCCGATTGGTTCACCGCCCTCGAACGCGGAACGCCAGCCGACATGCAGGCGTTCGACAACGCCCATCCGTCAAAGCCATACCAGGTCGTGACATTCGACACCCCGGAAGATCAGATCAAAAAAATGATCCTCCACGACAGGCCCCCTCGTATCGTGCCGGCGGAAGCCGTTGCGCTGACGATGGGAGTTGACAGCCAGAAATCCAGCTATTTCTTTGTAGTCCGCGCCTGGGCACGCTCCGGCGAGTCCTGGCTGATAGACTATGGTGAGCTGCCAAACAAAGAGGCGCTGGATACGCAAAGAACCAGATCCGCCTACCCGGTGGAAGGACGCGACGACGTGCTCATGCCGATCTGGCGGACCGCCATCGACTTCGGCGGCACCAGAGACGAATCCCACATGGAGGGCTGGTCCAGGTCTGAAGAGGTCAAGCTGATGGTTCTCGAAGCCGATGACGACAACTTCTTTGCCGTCAAGGGCGCGTCCCGCAAGCAAGACGTTGTGGTCCGCAGATCGGAAACCGGCGTACACCGGGATGTCCCGCGAGAGTACCAGCAGAACATCACCATCTACACGCTCGACACCATCGATCTGAAGGACCTGATCTTTCTGGTTCGGCTACGCCCCGACTCGCTGCAACCCATGTGGCTGCACAGAGAGGTCGGAGACGACTACCTTCGCCAGCTGAACTCGGAAAAGCGAGAGGTTGACGGCAAAGGCAATGCGACCTGGGTGCAGAAAAAAGCGGCAAACCACCTGCTTGACTGCGAAGTCTACGCGGCTGCGTGCGCGCACCCGGACTGGACGCCCGCCCTCCAGTTACTCGCCGAACCGCAGTACCGCAGTTCGACTCCTCAAAGCCACGCGGATCCGGAGCCTGCGGTTTCCATGTCACCCCTTTCCGGCCGTGTCATCAACCCCAACTTCCGGAGGTTCTGATGCACGACTCGTTACGGGCGATTCCAAAAGAAGATCTGCGCAGGCTGGTAGAGGAGATTCAGGGTGCCGGAGCGGTGGACTACAGCTCCAGATATGGCGCCATCTGCCCCGTGTGCGGAGCGGAGCGGTGCAGGGTGACAAGGACTGATCCGTGGTTTGGGTCTTGCCGAGAGCGGTTTCATCGATGCAAGGCCTGTGGGCTGAGATTCAAAAGCGTGGAGGCGGACAGATGATGCGAATCAGCCTTGAAGCCCAGGCGTCCGACTTCGCCGTAACCACCAGGCGCGACGGCACCACCGGGCTCTTCATCAAGCAAGAGGGAGCCAGTGTGGCCATCGAGCTTGACCAGGGCGGAGTGGACCGCTTGACCGAACTACTTTGCCAGTTGCCGCAGCGCTGCGAGGATTGCGTTCACGTTGAAGCCTGTCGCCATGCAACCGAAGACACAGACCCGAGCCTTTGCGGAGGCCGGTTCGAAAAGGAGAAAAGCCATGAGTAAGATTGAATGGACAGACCAGACTTTGAACCCTGCCGTGGGTTGCTCACCAGTCTCTCCGGCCTGCGACAACTGTTACGCCGTGCGCATGGCCACCCGCTTGGCGGCGAATCCGAAAACCGCCCTCCGGTATGACGGCGTTGTCGCCGACGGGAGCTGGACAGGGCGGGTAAATCTTTTCCCGGAGGTGATGGAAAAGGCGCTGCGCAGAAAGAGGCCAACCCGCTTTTTTGTCGGCTCCATGACGGACCTGTTTCACCCGAACATCCCGCTGCACTTCCTGGACAAGATTTTCGCCTACATGTGCGTCGCTCCGCAGCATGTCTTCCAGATCCTGACCAAGCGGCCTGAACGCATGAGGGAGTATGCCTCCAGCATGTACACGGTCGGATGGAAGCGCCGGCTCCAGATGCAGCTGCCACCGGAGCTGCAGCGAAGCAAAGTCTGGCGCGACTGCAATTCTCCCGTTGCAAACGTCTGGCTCGGAGTGACCGCGGAGAATCAGCTGCAGGCGGACAAGCGCATCCCTGCTCTGATCGAAACACCGGCGGCCGTGCGCTTTGTGAGCGTGGAGCCGTGCCTGGGCGAGGTGCATTTGGAGCCGTATCTTCTGAGCTCCTACGACAAAGCGGCTCACGATGCGCAAATGACCGGAGAGGAGCTCCGAACAGACAAACTGGACTGGGTGATATGCGGCGGAGAAACAGGCCCCGGCTCCCGGCCCATGCACCCCGATTGGGCGCGGAGCCTTCGAGAGCAATGTGACACATGGGGAACCCCGTTCTTTTTCAAGCAGTGGGGAGGCTGGGGGTTTGCCGGGGGCGACTGCACCCACTTCCTGCACACGAACGGGGCCCTGCGGACCATGGGACAGAGAGGCGCAGACGGCAAAGGCGAGTGGCCATGCGCCCGTGTCGGGAAAAAGAAAGCCGGACACCTGCTCGACGGCCGTGAATGGCGGGAGTTTCCGAAGGTGGAGCTCAAGTAAATCCTTCGCCGTGATTGATAGTGCAAGTTATTTTCTATAACTATACACGAATCAATCAAAAACGGAGGTACGATATGGCTCTACTAGACGGACACGGGCAGCCTGTTATCAGGTATGGAGCAAAAAGGATTCAGGACAGAGACATGGACGAGCTCATTGGAATATGTCGGGGCATTATTGCTGATGAGGTTGTGGTGGAACAGGAGGCTCGGTTTCTCCTCAGGTGGCTTAACAAGAGGAGGGAAAGTATCGACACCTGGCACGGGCAACTCTTGTACGACAGAGTCAAAGAATACCTCTCCGACGGGGTGTGGTCAGCTGACGAACAAAAGAACTTCAGCCAGCTGGTCAAGAAGTTTGTTGGCGTAGACGGGAGAGATCCTGTCGAAGCCGGGAGGTCTTGCCAGCTTCCAGTCGACAACCCACAGCCGGAAATCATTTTCCAGGAAAAGGTTTTTGTGGCCACTGGCAAGTTCGCAACCGGGCTGCGACCAAAGGTCGAGGCAATGATCAAGGCTCGCGGTGGCGAAGTAAAGTCCGGCGTGAGCAAAAAGATCAACTATTTGGTCATTGGAGACTTTTCCAGCAAAGACTGGATCCACACCTCCTACGGTCGGAAGATTGAACGCGCTGCAGAGCTTCGTGAGCAAGGAGCCCCGATCAGCATCGTCAACGAAGAACACTGGTACCTGGCTTGCGCCTCCTGCGAGTCGCCGGCCGGACTGCCGTAGCTCTTGACATTATGAAAACAGTTATGGCAAAGACGGGATTACGGAGCGTCGAAACTCCAGAAGGCGGACACCGCCTCCCGTCAGCAGCGGTTTTTTTGCGTCCAGGCAAGACCGACCCGCCATAATTGGACGACAAAACAATACCAGCCAGCTTTTGCCGGGAGTGGGGAAATGTCCAGGGCGTAAGCCTAAAATACCCAGCCTCGCCTTCTGAGGTTCGAACTCCCGGCTTTTCTATTAAGAAGGGCCCATTCGAAAACAGAAGGAGACCTATCGTGAACCCCCACCTGTATCACCAGTCGGCTACGCGCCTGCGCTGCCGCCGCGAGCAGCTGCAATCCCTCAGCACCCGCTTCACCGCCCTGCTCTGGGCCATGACCAGCTACCTCGACGAGCAAGAAGATACCGTCCTTGACGGCCTGTCCGAGTTTATGAACGACATCGACCGCGACCTCCGCCGCTTAAACGACGACGTGGATCGCGACGTGCGCGACATAGGCCAGAGCCTCTTCTCTGGAGGTGCCCATGTCTAATCTCATCCCCTTTGACTTTGACGGTGACGCCGTGCGCGTCGTCATGCAGGGCGCTGCCCCTTGGTTTATCTTCAAGGATCTTTGCAGGTGCTTAGACCTCACTTGGAAGGGGTCCGACAGTACTGGTACCCCCTTGGATGAAGATGAAAGAAGCACTGTGGTGGCAGAGACTCCCGGCGGTCCGCAAAAGGTCTCCGCCGTTTCCGAGTCTGGCCTGTATTCCTTGATCTTCACCAGCCGGAAGCCAGAAGCTAAGCGATTCCGCAAGTGGGTCACTTCCGAAGTGCTTCCAACCATTCGCACCACAGGAAGGTATGAGGCTCAAAAATTCGCACCGGCAACGCCTTCGATTCCAGCCTCTTTGACGCTCAAACCATCCCTTCGTGGCCAGGCCATGCGTGCGGCAGTGCAAACCGCCCGGCTCTCCGGCGGCACGGAGGAGGATGTCAAGCGGCTGTATGAAGAGTTCTGCGGGCTGTTCGCCGCCCGCCCGGACCGGCCCAACCTACGCGACGGCCTGCCGTTCCCGGAGAATCAGGGACTTGTGGAGGAGTTCATTGCGGAAGAAATGACCATCGTAGACATCGACCCGAGCATCCCCACACCCCGACACATGAAGACGCAGGCCAAGGATCTCTACGAGATGTTCCGCGTGTGGTGCCGCGGCCGGGGGACCCCCTCAAGGGACATCCCGACGCACAACCTCTTTGGCAGGTCGATCAAGATCATCCCCGGAGTGGAGCGGACAACACCCAAAAACAAGGTGTTCTACAACATCGTTCCACGCCCTTAGGCACGCCCCTTGCTTTATAATATGATACCAGCCCCCTGAATGGAGCCTCTCCCGGCACTGTTCAGGGGGCTTTCGTGTAGCAAAACTCCACGTGTAGCAATTTGCTAATGCTGGAGTTTTACTACGCCGTAGATATAGACTTTCCCCTCCCTGCTGGTAATTTCGACGCATTATTACCGCCGCACGAAAACACGGCGAATGGAGTCGAAACAAATGGCAGAAGATCCCAAACAGGTTGAAGATATTTTAGAATCTTCCATTGAGCAGGCAGCGCAAGTGGAAGAATACGAGGGATACGGGCGAAGGGTAAAGCGCCCCAATCTGACAACGCTCCTCAACGCACGCGAGGAGCTGGGCGGCGAAGACCGTGTCCGTCGCCAAGGCAACATCCTTGCCCGCGCCGGCAACGTCACAGCGAGGCGTGGATAATGCGCAAGCCCGTTGTCCCATCACGCCGCGCATCCCGCGCCAAGCACGCCCGCCGCTCCAGCGCGTCTCTCCAGGGAGCGCTTTCCAACTGGACCAACTCCGTTGTCAGCCGCCGGGAGGCTGAACGGCAGATCGAACGCGCCAGCGAGCGTGCCCTGGATCTCTATCACAACGACGCCATGGCACACGGCGTTCTGGAGTCGCTGGTGGTTGAGGCGGTGGGCATAGGACTCACGCCCCAGCCGGCACCCAGAACAGACTGGGTCGGCCGGACGCCGGAATGGGAAGCCGAATTTCAGTCCGCCGCCTCCCGCTGCTGGGAGGAGTGGGGACTCGACTGTAGACACTGGTGCGACGCCACGCGCCGTCTGAATATTTACGGCCTGCAAGCTCTCGCCTACTTCCAATGGAAGCTGCTGGGAGTGGGCGTCTTTCAGGTCGTAGCAAAGCCCCGGCCCGGAGCCCCGTTCTCTACCTGTCTCCTCCCTATCGACCCCTTCCGGCTCGTCACACCCTCCGATCTCGCCGACAGAGACATCTACGACGGCGTCCAGATCGACAGGGATGGCGAGCCGGAAAAGGTCTGGATCCGCAAGCCCGGGGCACTTTCCATGCGCCCCCCGTCCTCCGATTGCACATCGTTCGATGTGTACGACAAGACGACCGGCCTCCCCAGGTTCCTCCTTGTCAGCGATGTCCGCAATGTCGCTGAATACCGTCAAGACTCCGTGCTAGGTCCCATGATCGGTGAGATACGCCATTCCAATGACCTGGCGGAGGCCGCAGTCGTCGGCGCCATGGTGCGCAACCTCTTTACTCTCTTCATCAACGACTTCGGGCAGGGGGCCATTGACCGCAACACCCCATGGCACCAGCGAGTGATGGAGCTGGAAAAGGGCACTGTGCTGTTCGGATCCGGCAAGGAAAAGCCGACATTCTTCCAGCCCGACGCAGCCCCTTCGCGCTACTCCGAAATGTTCGGGGCGATTATCGACCGTCTGGGGATGTCCACCGGACGTGGCGCAGAAAACGTCATGCGCAAGTTCCAGGCCAGCTACTCCGCAAGCAAGGCGTCCATGGAGAAGGCGGAGCAGTTCAACGAGTTTGAACACCGCGTCGTGAACGACCAGTTCAACCAGCCCATCTGGGCGTGGATCCTTTACGAAGCCACCCTGCGCGACAGGTTGCCGCTGACCCCCGAAGAATATCGCTCCAACCTGTACGCATACAGCCACGCCGAACACCTTGCCCAGCCCATGCGCCAGATCGACCGCGAAAAAGCGGCGAAGGCCTCTGTGCTCGAGCTCGGAAGCCACACCACGAGCTATCGCGCCATCTTTGGTCGCAACGGCCACGACTGGCGCGAAGGCCTCCGACAGGTGGCCAAGGAAAAGGCGTTCATCAAGAACCTGGAGGGAGAGTACGGCGTGGACATGAGTTCCTACAAGATTCCCGACTCCGCATGGAAGACGGAAGAACAGAGCGAGGATGACGATGAAAGTTAGAGCGAAGCGGGCCTTCTCCGCCCTTGTGGGCGAAGTGTGGGCCCTTGAACCGAACAAGATGGAACAGGTGGCGGACTTTGCCCAGGCAATGCTGGAAGGCCGCGCCGGCAGTGGTGAAATTTTTGCGCAGCTGGCGGGAGAGTCCGACAGTGCCTCCCGTCCCTACGCCGTCGTGAACAACGTGGCCGTTGTGCCCGTCAACGGCGTAATCGCCCGTCGGTTGAACCTCTTCTCCGCCATATCCGGCGGGTGCAGCACGGAGCTGGTCGGCAAGCAGATCCGCCAGGCCGCAAACGACGAAGACGTTCGGGCCATCGTGCTGGACATCGACTCCCCCGGCGGCGGCGTATTCGGCCTGAACGACCTGGCCGAAACCATCGCCCGGGTGCGCGAGTCCGGAAAGCCTGTCATCTCCCACACCTCCGAGCTGATGTGTTCCGCTGCCTATTGGATCGGCAGCGCGGCGCAGGAAATGATCTGCACCGCAGACGCGCAGGTGGGTTCCATCGGCGTGGCGGCGATGCACTTCGACTACTCGGAACGCGACAAGAAAGAGGGCATCACCAGAACCGTTCTGTCCGCCGGACACTACAAGCGGCTGGCATCCGACGAAAAGCCTTTGTCCGAAGAAGGCAGGGAATACCTGCAGGAGCGGGTCGACCACTATTATTCGCTGTTCGTCGACGCCGTTGCGCAGCATCGAGGCATCTCCGCTGAAGAGGTGATCGAAAAGCTGGCGGACGGCTCGACTCACATAGGCCACGAAGCCCAGAAGAGAGGCTTCGTTCATTCCATCGGCAATCTGGACTTCGCCATTTCGCGAGCTCTGGAGCTGTCCGAACAACCCAACCAGGAGGAACATATGCCCACCGGAACCTCTTCCGCTGGTGACACCGACGCCCGTGGCGGCGATTCCGGTGTCATGAACCTGTCCGCGGTGACTGCCGAGCAGCTTTCCGCCTCCAACCCCAACCTCGCAGCAGAGCTGGAAGCCCGAGGCGCAGCCGCTGAGCGAGCCCGAGTCGTGGATTTGTTCGAAGCTCAGGCCGACATGGACATGACCCTGGAAGCGGTCAAGTCCGGAGCCGACCCCAAGGATTTTTACAAGGCCACGCTGGCCGCTGAACGCAAAGGCAAGAAAGAAGCGCTCAGCGAGTTTGAGCAGAGCATGGGCGAATCCGCCGGCCAGGATGGCCAGAACCAGTCTTCCACCGCCGCGGAAGGATTCGAAGCCCTGGTGGAAGGTCACATGAACACGGCGAAGTGCTCCAAGGGTGAAGCCATCATAGCCATGGCTCGCCGTCACCCCGACGCCCACACGGCTTGGCTCGCCGGCAAGAACCAGGAGAAGTAACCCATGAGCTACAACGATTATGGAATCGGGTCCCACCCCGCAGCTGAAGATATCGTCGAAGGACGTCGCGTGGAGTTCAACTCCAGCGGCCAGGTGGTTCACGCCCCGGCCACCCGTCTTGGTGTCGGGGTTTCCCGCATCTCGCAAAAGACCGGCGACCCCATCGGAGTCGCGTACTGGAACAAGCCGGGCACGCATCACCTTGAAGTGCGCGGCGCGATCGACATCGGCGAAGACGTCTTCGCCGCTCCGAGCGGCACTGTCCAGGCCCTGCCCACCGCCGCCGGCGACTACATCAAAGTCGGCGTGGCCCTCGAGGCCGCTGCCGAAGACGGCGATGTGATTGAAGTTGTCCCCGCAGAAGGTGGCAAAGTCGTCACCGTTTCCGCCTAGCTATAAAGGAGAACCCGCATGATTCCCGAAAATGGAACTGAAAGACTTCGCCCGGATCTGGGTGTTCTGGTCCACGAGACCATGACCAACGCCCCCAGCATGGGCTTTATCGCTTCCAAGGTCGCGCCGTATTACCCGGTCGGCTCCCAGTCGGCAGACTTCCCCGTGTTGCCTGCCAAGTACCTCTTCAACGTGGAGAAGGTCGAACGCGCTCACGGCGCTGCCTACCAGCGCAGTTCCGGCAAGTTTGAGGCCGGACACTACTCCTGCCGCGAACGTGGACACGAGCATCCTCTGGATGATCGATTCCGGGCCATCTACAAGTCCCAGATCGACATGGAGAAGGGCGCCACCGACCTCTGCACCAACACTGTCCTTCGCGCCTTCGAGGTGGAAGTCGCCGCCAAGCTGACCAACCCGAGCAACTTCCTTTCCGGAGCGGCCACGGCGAAGTGGACCGTCCCCGCCGATGCGGATCCGAAGCAGGATATCGACAACGCTCGCACCGAAGGCCGCAAGAAAGGCGTCTTTTACAACAAGCTGATCATCACCTGGCAGACCTATCTGGATCTGACGCGCTGCAACAAGGTGAAAGACGCTGTCAACTACCTGTTCCCCGACACTCGCAAGACCGGAACTATCGGCCTGCAGCACCTCGAAGCGTACCTGGACATCCAGATCGAGCTGGCCGGCGCCATGATGAATGGCGGCAATCGCGCCAAGAACCCCGAGCTGCAGGATATCTGGAGCGACGACGTTGCCGTCCTGGCTTGCGTTGCCGCCCAGGGCTCCGAGATCTACGAGCCGTCCATCGCTCGCACGTTCAAATGGAACGAAGGCGCGTCTGAAGACTTCGTCGTCGAGGACTACTACGACCCCGCTGTGCGCTCGACCATCATCCGTGTGCGCCACGACATCGATGTGCGCCTGATCAAGAGCTACGACGACAATGGCAACGTGCTGTCCGACATCAGCAAAAACTGCGGATACGTTTTGACCACCATCCGATAGCCCCACTCCACCCGGGGGACGCGCCGTTTTTTCTTCCTTTTTTTCGGCGCGTCCCCCAAAGGGCGCAACCCGGCAGGAGATGTCGACCGATGTTGAAAGAAGTTTTTTTAGACAACCTGACACTGAAATCCGTGTTCGCGGGCATCGGCGGCTGTTCAGCGTGGCTGCTTGGCGGAATCGACGTCGCGCTGCTGGCTTTGACCATCCTTTACGTCACCGACTTCGCTCTCGGGTTTTATCGCGCCTGGGAAAACGGGACATACAACAGCTGCAAATTTCGCCGCGGCCTGTGCAAGTTTATATTGTACGCCGTGGTTGTCATGTCTGCGCACATGCTCGATCTGGCATTGGCGGACCCGCTGCCATTCATATCCACCTATGTGCGCGACTTCATGGTCGCGTTCATCTGCATCAATGAGTTCCTCTCTGTCTGCCGCCATCTGGGCGAACTTGGAATGCGCGTCCCGCAGAAGCTGATCGTCAAGCTGGAGTCGTTTCAGGAGGGGAAGAAATGAGGCAGACCGACCCTATTGACGTACTGATCATTCGCAAGAGTTCCACCGCACAAGGAACCGTGGGCTTGATCATCATCCCCGAGATGATGTTCGCCACCCCTTGCATAGAGCTGCCCTGGCGAGACAACCAGACGAATATTTCGTGCATCCCCGAGGGGGAATACGAAGCCTTCAGGCGGTGGTCGAACCACTGGAACAGCCACGTGTATCAGCTGAAGAATGTTCCCGGCCGCACCGCCGTGCAGATCCATGCCGGCAACGTCGCCGGTGACACCTCGCTCGGATACAAGACCCACAGCCACGGCTGTATCCTGCCGGGGTCTCGCGTTGGATCTCTGTACGGGCAGTCGGCCGTTTTGGCCAGCACTCCGGCCTTGTCTCGCTTCATGGCCAGGACCATGCGCCGCCCCCTGAACCTCAGAATTTTTAGAGAAGGAGTTAATAGCAATGTCTAGCCTCGTGGACCTGATCGGAACCTCTCTCCTCGGAGTAGGGACGGGCGGCATCGGCACCCTGTTTCAGTCGATCTTTGGGGGAATATCCACCTGGATCGGCGAATGGCAGAAGCGCAAAACCGCTGCCTTGCTTCACCAGCAAGATCTGGAACGTGCCGACAAGGAAATCCAGATGATGCAGGTCGAGACGGACGGCAGGATTCAGGAGGCGCGGGAAGAACGGGCCTCCAGAGAGGTCGAGGTTGCAGCGGAGTCCTATCAGGCCAGCTTGCACCATGACCGCGCCACCTATTCCGCAGGGAAAACCACCTGGGCGGACTTCCTGCTGACCATCACCGACTTTATCCGCGGCATCACCCGCCCGGTGATGACGGCCTTTCTTTGCTACGTGAGCTGGCGGACATACGTCCATTTCACCCAGTACATGACCGCAAACAGAATCCTGTTGGAGTCTGAACAAGCCGGGGAGATCACCACATACGTCGTGCACAACGTCATCTTCATGGCGTCCACTGCCGTCGGTTGGTGGTTCAGTTCCCGCAGCCCCAAGGGCCAGGTGAAGAAATGAGCATGATGGAAGCTATCCAGGACGATCTGGACATCTTCCTCGATGACTTTGGTTTGCCTGTTGTCATCAATGGCACATCACTGATCGCCTTGGTCGACGACGAAGGTCAGGGGCCTGACGAGGCGCGGGAAAGCGTTAACGTCCAGGTCAAGAAGCTGGTGGTCAAGGAGGCGGAGCTGCAAAGACCGAAGTCGCATCGCCCTCTCATGCTGGACGACGAACAGTGGATTGTCTCCAGAACGGAAAGCCAAGGGGGCTTTCTCGAGATTCTTATCTACAGGGAGGTGTCCTGATGGCCCGTGACGACTTGATCAGAATAGACTCTTTTCATGCGGAGAAGGCCCTTGAGGGATTGCGGGATGTCTTGGCTCTGGTCCCCGGCGGGGCAAAGAAGGCTGTCTACAGGGCTTTGTCAAAAACCATCACCGGGATGCGCACCGACACGGTGAAGAAGGTCCGTGAAGACTACAACGTCCCGGCCAAGCAGATCCGCGAACGCATCACCCTTATTAAGCCCCAGAAGGGAGCCGACTACCCCCGCGCCCTACTGAAGGCTGTGGGGAAGATGTCCGTCCCACTGGTTCACTACGGAGCAAGACCACGAGTCCCCGTCACAGCCGGTGGACGGCGCCCGAAAAAAGGCGTTTCCGTCCAGGTCAAAAAAGCCTCCGGGCGCAAGGTTGTGGAGGGCTCGTTCATTCAAACCCCCCGCTCCGGTGGCGAGCCGCAGATATTTAAGCGCGTGGGCGAGGATAGAGAGCCCATCCGCAGGCTGTACGGCCCCGGACATCTCCAGGCGCTGAAAGACGAAGGGAATCTTCTGGAGTTGCAGGAGCAGGCGTCTGAGCGCCTGACGAAGAACGTGCTGCACGAAGCCGACTACGTACTGCAGGAGGCTGGACTCAGATGATCGCGCAGCTTGTAGCAGCTCTCGGACACTGCCTGGAAGACGGCCTGCGGGGCTTTCTTTTAGAGCACCCGGAAACGGGCGCCGGAGTAGTTCCCCCTGTCTACATCGGGGGGCTGCCGGACGACCTTGGTGCGGAAGAGGCGTTCCCGTGCGTGGTCGTGGCCTGGGAGTCCGTCGAAGACGATGAAGACGACAGCCTTATATCCGCCGAAGTGACGCTGTGCATGAGCTCAAACAGCGGCTCAAAGTCACTTGAGGAGTGGGCGGCAGGGTTTACGGACCGGGTGCGGTCCATCCTGCGAGACGTCCGCATTCTGGAAAACAAATTTGAACGGCAATGGCCGGTCCGGATTCGACGCCCGGACCCCAGACGTGAACAGCATAGATACGCGGTCGTAGTCCTGACCACAACCTGGCGCAGGCCTGCTCCGCGGCAAACTGTGGAGGGATTTGATTTATGAGCGCGTATAAACACGGCGTTTACGCCCTTGAGGTTCCCACCTCGATCCTGCCGCCGCGCCGAATTTCGGCATCGGTGCCTGTTGTTTTTGGCACCGCACCAATCGAGGACCAAGACCCTGCCGACCGCAAGGTCAATGAACCGGTGCTCTGCTACAGCTATTCCGAGTTCGTAGCGGCATTCGGGGACAGCGACGACTGGGAGAGCTATACCCTTTGCGAGTTCGCCAGGTCGCAGTTCGGCCTGTATGGCGTGGCTCCTGTGGTTTTCGTCAACGTGTATGACCCTGAAGTCCACACGTCGGGGGATCCCGCCGTCCCGGATCCGGCCCAAGTTACTTCCGCAGACATCATCGGCGGAGTCGACGAAACTACCGGCAAGCTCACCGGGCTGGAGCTGATCAGCGAAGTTTTCACCCGCTTCCGCATCGTCCCCGGCCTGATCTGCGCCCCCGGGTGGTCCGAGGATCCGGCTGTGGCCATTGGCATGGCCGCCAAGGCCACGGGCATCAATGGCCTGTTCAAGGCCATGGCCATCGTGGACGTGCCCGACAGCACGGTTCCCAATTACACGGACGTTCCCGGGTGGAAAAACGACAACAACCTCGCTGATCCGAACATGATAGTCTGCTGGCCGAAGGTAAAGCTGGGCGACGAAGTGTTCCACATGTCCACGCAGGTGGCCGGACTCATCGGTGATGTTGACGAGCAGGCCGGCGATGTGCCGTACCGCTCCCCGTCCAACAACCGGCTGTACGCAAACTCTGCGGTCGCCGCAGGCAAGGAAGTCTGGCTTGGCCTTGAGCAGGCGAACTACCTTAACGGCCAAGGCCTCATTACTGCCCTGAACTTCGTGGGCGGATGGAAAGCGTGGGGCAACCGCACCGGCTGCTACCCCAGCGTCACCGACCCCAAGGATGCGTTTATCCCCATCCGCAGGTTCTTCAGCTGGCACGCCAACACCTTCATCCTGACCTACTTCCAGAAGGTTGACTGGCCCATTACCCGCCGTCTGATCCAGACCATCATCGACAGCGAGAACATTCGCCTCAACGGTTTCCGCGCAATGGAGATCATTCTTGGCGGGCGCATCGTTTTCTCCGAGGACGAAAACCCGACCACGGACCTGATGGACGGCATCATCCGCTTCCACACGTATCTGACCCCGCCCTCTCCGGCACGCCAGATCGTCAACACCCTGGAGTACGACCCCGCGTATCTCCAAAACCTGTTCTCGTAAGAGGTGACACATGGGCAACGTGAACAAGATTCCTGAAAAGACCATCGCGTTTAACGTCTACAAGGACGGCGCGGTACTGATGGGTGTAGCCACGGTCGACCTGCCTCAGCTGCAGTCCATGACCGAAACCCTCTCCGGCGCAGGCATCGCCGGCGAGATCGACAGCCCGACCCTCGGACACTTCCAGTCCATGACCGTCAAGCTGTCGTTCCGCACCAAGACGGCCAACTTCGTCAAACTCCAGGCCCCGGAGTCTCACCATCTCGATTTGCGAGCCGCTGTTCAGCATCACGACGGCGGCTCGGGCACGATCGGAGCAACCCCGGAGAGAATCATTCTGCGAGGCATGCCCAAGAGCGCGTCCTTCGGCAAGTTCGAAACCGCCAAGCCTCAGGACTCCGAGATTGAACTCGAGGTGACCTACCTGAAGCTGGTTCAGGACGGAAAGGAAGTGCTGGAGATGGACAAGCTGAACTTCATCTTCATGGTCGACGGAACCGATTATCTGACTGCCGTGCGCTCTGCGCTTGGCGTGGAGGGATAAGGCTATGGCGAAGCAGAACCTGACAAAAACGATACCCCTGAACGAGCCTCTGGAAATCGGAGGCAAGGACGTCACGGAGCTGACCATGCGCCGCTGCCTGGTTCGCGACCGCCTGGAAGCCCAGAAAGCGGCCGGCCCCGACGCAACCCCCGCCGAGGTCGAAGTGACCCTGTTTGGCCTGCTGTGTGACGTTCCCTCCGAGGAGCTCCTCGACATGCCCGACGGCGACTACGACCTGCTTGTGGAGGCGTATCTTTTTTTGAAAAAGAGCCGCCGCCAGGCAAGCAAAAAGACGGAGGCATAAAGGATTTGAGACGGGCCATCCTCCTGCTGAGCAGGTTTTCCGGGTGGCCGCTGTCTGAGATCAAGGACATGGATCTGGCTGAACTGCTGGACTGGCTTGAGGAGGCTGTCCAGGTGGAAAAAGAGATAGGTCCTCAAGTGTAACGGAGCGCAAATGGCAGAGCGGAAACTCGGCATAACCATGGAACTCGGGGCCTCCCTGGGGTCGACATTCAAGTCGACCTTCGGGGGGGCCGAGTCCCGGATCAAGGAACTCGGCTCGTCCATACGCGGCCTGAGAGAAGAGCCCACCAACAAGCTGATGCACAGCTTTTACAAATTGCGCGACAAGGTGCGCTCGTCAAGGGCGGAGCTTGGCCTCGCCGAAAGAAATCTAGCCAACTTAAAAGCACAGGCCGACGCTGCCGGCGGCGCCAGCGGGATGCTCGCACACCGCATACAGCGCGCCGAGGGGCGCGTTAAGAGCCTGCGCTCTTCTGTAAAAAACTCCACTCAGCAGTTTGTAGACCATAAGCTGAAGATCGACGAGACAGGAAGAGGTCTTGGCGACCTGGCCTCCGACTATCGCCGACTGACGCAGGAGATGTCTCGGGCAAGAAAGACGCAGGAGGCCCTGAGTGAATTACAAGGGCGCCATCAGTCCGTCCTTGAGAAAAGGGACAACTTGCGCGGGCAGATGTTTGACATGGTTGCCCTCGGAGCAACCGCAGCCGCACCAGTTATGCATGCGATGAACATGGAGCAGGCGCAGGTCAGGCTAAAAACTGTACTGAACGCCGACGACAAGGATCGCGCCCTGGCCGAAGCGAAGACGGAAGCGCGAGGCCTCGCCAAGAGTGGTCTGGTGGGCCTCGGTGAAGCCTACGATATTCAGTACGCCCTCAACTCCGCAGGGTTGGATGCCGCAGCCGCTCGCAGCGCAAGCCAGGTGGTAGCCAGGGTAGCGAAGGTGACAAGTGGCGTCCCTGAGAAGGTGGGGGAGGTCGTGGCAACCACTTACAACAACCTGGGAAAAAGTTTGGAGGGCACGACGAGCGAAAGGCTTGGGAGGATTGGCGACCTCTTGACCAAAACCCAGCTTAAATTTCAGATCCGGGACTTTGGCCAACTGGGCGAGTCGATGACAGAGGGGGCAGCCGGACTTGCATCGTATAATGTGGAGCTCGCTCAAGGTGTAACCCTACTTGGGCAGTTAAACACTGCCGGGATGGGCGGCAGTAGGGCCGGGACAGCTTTGAACGCAGTGCTTAGATCTCTAGGGAAGGCCCAGAAGGAGTACGGCATAGATCTGGTACGCAACGAAAAGGGCCAGCTGGACATGATTGCGACCCTGGAGCAACTCCGAGACGCTACAGCCGACATGGATACTGACAGCAGAGCCCAATCTCTACAGAAAGTTTTTGGCGATGAAGGCGCGAAAGGCGTGGTGCCTCTGCTCAAGCAGTTGGATGAACTCAAGAGCGCGTACGGCGACGTCAAAGAGGGATCCAAAGGGATCGTTGACAGTGAGGTCAGGCTGTTCACAGAGAGCTCCGCCGGACAGATGGCAAAGCTTACGGGTACCATGTCTGTGCTTGGCTCCGTTGTTGGCGCAACGGTCCTTCCTGGCGTCAATGCGCTGTTCGGAGCGGTTGCCGGTATCCTCGGGCCAGTTGCCGAGTTCGCGGCCCAAAATGAAACACTGACCGCAGTCGTCACTGGGACGGCTGTTGGGCTTTTGGGCTTGAAGGTTGCGGCTATCGGGCTCGGTTACGGGTGGACCTTTGTCCAGGGCGGCGCACTCATGGTTCGCAAGGCTCTTCTATTAGTGGGGACTCAGGCCGGGTGGACTACCGTAAAAACCAAATTGCTCGGGGCAACCCAAAAGGCCTGGGCTATGGGGCAGACGTTTGTCGCCACCGCATCTTCAATTGCCACTACAGCGATCCACGCCATCGGATCCACCTCGTCTTGGGCCGCCGTAAAAATGGCCGCACTGGGAGTTGCGCAAAAAGCGTGGGCTGTGGGACAGGCAGTTGTAACGGGGGCCTGCGCCGCTATCGGGACAGCATTCAGGGTCATGGGTATGGCTGTCACGGCCAACCCAATTGGTCTGGTTGTTGGCCTCCTCGCCATCGGTGCTACTTTACTTATCTCAAACTGGGGCAAGGTAAAATCATTCTTTGTGGACGTGTGGACGTCAGTCGTGAAAGCGTTCAATTGGGCCTGGGAGAAGATCAAAGCCATCCCCCTCATAGGAACCCTCGTTGAAGGGGCTTCCGCGGTGGGGAGTCTGATTGGATCCGTCGCAAGCGCCGTTGGCGGCATATTTGGCGATGACGAGGAGGCCCCCACTTCATCGCCGCCCACTGCGGCCGGTCCGAGCTACGCCACCCCAGCCCAACCCCAGAGCGCATCCGCAACCAGAGAGGGGCGCCTTTCCCAGATGGATCGCGCCGTCAAGTCCATCCCGCCGAGACAGAACATCACGTTCAATCAGACCGTAAACGTGAACGGCGGAGCATCTGCCGGAGACGTCAAGTCGGCGGTCTCCAAGGCGAACGAAGGACTGGAAGCAAGGGTCCGGAAGGTTGTTGCAGAGATGTTCCAGGAACG